TTAAGAGAATGTACTTTCAGATAAAATTAAGAACGCGATTCTTAGACCTTGTTATGGGTAAGGGTAAAACCGAAATCCCATCTTGTGACCGAATAAACTAAACTCAGAGAGTTAAGGTAATGGCACAGAGGTTGTACTCACTTTGACGATGACTAACCATCATTGAGGAGAACCAAAGTAACTTTTGGGTGTTAGGTACAAGGTAGAAAAAATCTGAGTCTGAAAGTTGTAGGTATTCGCAAATCCTACATCCCCAAATTTTCATTTTTGGAAAGTATCCTTACAGAATTAAAGCGATGAGAAGGGTGTGTTTGTATTCCCTAACTTTCCAATTTATATAAAGGTGGTGAGGTCTTGTTACATATACCAGATGATTTATCCGATTGTCAAATAAAACTCATCACCTTTTTTTTAGCAAGAAATAATTGATTTTTTTATCAAAGTGTTATATTTATATTTGTCAAAGGTCATACCAATGACAATTAATAATTAACTAATTAAACATAAAACATAAGGAGAATATCGAATGGATATTAACGCAGTACGGAAGAGATTAGCTCAGTTACAAACAACTAATACTCGTACCACAAATCTATGGAAACCCCAACCGGGTAAAACTCAAATCAGAATAGTACCTTACAAACTACAAAAAGACACTCCGTTTATTGAGCTGTTTTTTCATTATGACTTAGGTGGAAAGTCTTATCTTTCACCAACTTCATTTGGAAGACCTGACCCAATCGAAGAGTTTGCTGACAAGTTAAAGTCAAGTGGTAATCGTGAGGATTGGAGACTTGGTAAGAAGTTAGAAGCAAAACTCAGAACATTCGCACCAGTAGTGGTTCGTGGAGAAGAAGCACAAGGTGTTAAGTTTTGGGGTTTTGGTAAAACTGTTTATCAAGAATTACTATCAATCATAGCAGATCCTGATTATGGTGATATCGCTGACCCATTGAATGGTCGTGATGTTGGAGTTGAGTTTTTAACCGCGGAAGAAACTGGAGCATCGTTTCCAAAAACAAACATTCGTGTTAAACCAAATCAAACACCAATCACAGAAGATAAAGCTCAACTTGAGAATATCTTGGAGAACCAAAAAGACATCACCGAAGTTTATCAAGAATTATCTTATGATGAACTAAGTGAAGCTCTTAACACTTGGTTAAATCCTGAAAATGAGGAAGAGAGTTCAGAAGAAACTAAAGAAGAATCAGTACCAGCATCTACACTTAAATCAGCAGTTAGTACAACTGAAAATGTAAGTGATGCTTTTGATGACCTTTTTAATTCTTAATAGATAGGAGAACTCAATGTCCTTAGCAGTCAAAGACGAGCTGGCACAGGCTCTCGCTGAAAATCTTAATAAGAACTTCAAGAACAATCGTGTCGCTTACTTTTTAGATGGAAGTGATTCCACTCCTACAGACATCAAGGAGTTTATATCAACTGGTTCATCTATCTTAGACTTAGCTATTTCCAATAGACCAAATGGTGGAATCGCCGTTGGTCGTATAACCGAAATTAACGGATTGGAAAGTAGTGGTAAGTCTTTGATAGGAACTCACATATTATCAGAAACTCAGAAGAAGGGTGGACTTGCAGTCTACATTGATACTGAGACTTCAGTTAGTCGTGAGTGGTTAGAAACAATTGGTATCGATGTACAAAACCTACTTTATCTTCATGTTGAAACCGTAGAGGATATTTTTGAGTGTATTGAAAATATAATCACAAAGGTTCGTGAAAGTGATAGGGATAGGTTAGTGACTATCTTGGTAGATAGTTTAGCAGCAGTTTCAACAAAGGTTGAGATGGAAGCTGACTATGACAAAGATGGATGGGCAACTTCTAAAGCCATTGTTATCTCAAAGGCTATGAGAAAGATTACCCAAATGGTAGGTAGAGAAAGAGTAGCTTTGGTATTTACAAACCAACTCAGACAAAAACTCGGAGTTATGTTTGGAGATCCGTGGACAACAAGTGGTGGTAAAGCATTACCATTTCACGCCTCTACTCGTATTCGATTAAAGAATATGGGACAGATTAAAGACACGAAGAAAAATACTTTAGGTATGAAAGCTCGAGCACAAATAATCAAGAACAGATTAGGGCCACCTCTAAGACACGCTGACTTTAACCTTTATTTCGATAGTGGTATTGATGATAAGGGAAGTTGGTTACAAGTTATGAAAGACCATAAGTTGGTCAAAGTAGCTGGAGCGTGGTACACTATTCAATTTGAAGGTAAGGACATTAAGTTCCAATCTAAAGACTTCAAAAAAGTATTGGAAGAAAGACCTGAACTCGAAGAATACTTGTATGATAAAATATGTGAAGCATCAATCTTAAAATACCAAACCGAAGAGTTGGGTATTGATGATGTGGAATATACAGATGAAGTGGTCGGAGATGAGTAAAGGTCGATACATATCGATACTAAATGAAATAAAGAAAAACGGCGGCGATTCTTACTCCAATAATCCCAATGAGAAAGTACTGATAATAGATGGCTTAAATACTTTTATTAGAGTGTTTAGTGTTATACCAACTACCAATGATGATGGTATTCATGTTGGTGGAATAGTTGGTTTTCTTAAATCGGTTGGTTACGCAATTAAGATGTTAGCTCCTACTCGCACTATCATAGTTTTTGATGGTAAAGGTGGGAGTAACCGCCGCCGTAAACTTTATCCTGAGTATAAGGCAAAACGAACAACCAAAATCAGACTCAATCGAGTTAATGAATTCGAAAACATAGATGATGAACGGCATTCTATGTTGATGCAATTATCACGATGTGCTGAATATTTGGAAAAACTGCCCGTGAATATAATTTCAGTTGACAATGTCGAGGCAGATGATGTGATGGCTTATATCGCAAAACAGTTACTACCCAAGAGTAAAACAACAATCATGAGTACCGACAAAGATTTTTTACAATTGGTTAGTGACAGAATTTCGGTTTGGTCGCCGACAAAAAAGAAACTCTACAATCCTGAAAAAGTATTAGAAGAATACAAGGTTACATCTAAGAACTTATTGTTGAGTAGAATTTTTGAAGGTGACCAATCTGATAACATTAAGGGTGTTATGGGAATTGGAATTAAAACACTCTTAAAAAACTTTCCACAATTTGGTGATGATGTTAAGATAACTCGTGATGAAATTATAAAAGAAGCTCAAAAGAATAAAGGTAGTAGATTTTATGATTTAATCTTAGATAGTATCGATACAATACATTTGAATCATAAATTGATGCAACTTCAAGATGTTGACATTAGTGGAAACGCAAAATTAAAAGTAAACAAAATAGTAAATGGTGAGATACCTGAACTATCCAAACCAAACTTTCAAAAGATGTTTATAGAGGATAGGATGTATGGTGCTCTACCGAACATGGATAGTTGGATAATGCAAACTTGGACTAAATTGAACAGATTTGCAAAGATTAACAATGGGACGAAAGCGTAAATATCAAACAGAAGAAGAGAAACGAGAAGCTCAGAGAAAGTGGCAGATGGAACATTACGAGCGCAACAAAGATAAGATTTTGAAGAAGGCCCGTGATAATTACAAGAAGAAGAAACGAGAAAAGACAAGACAAAATAGAGGCAAGAGTATCTATGGTGACCAATAATGAGTGAACAAAACACTTTACTTAAATTCGGACACAAATTCCAAACTAAAATTATTTCATCCCTATTGGGTGAGAAGGTTTTTTTACAAACCATTTGTGATATATTAGAACCTGAATATTTTGATGCTGATTCCAATAAATGGATAGCACAAACCATCAGAGAATATTTCTTTGAGTACAAAACCTCACCAACACTTGAGGTGATGAAAGTTAAGATAGATGAGATAGAAAATGATATACTCAAAGTTGCTGTAGTTGATGGATTAAAAGAAAGTTGGAGATTGATTCAGAGTACAGACTTGAAATTCGTACAAGAACAAACATTAGAGTTTTGTAGGAATCAAGTTATTAAGGCTGCTATATTAGAGAGTGTGGATTTATTGGAAGTTGGACAATACGATGAGATAAAGAAGATGGTTGA